TACAAAATAATGATCCTGATAAAGGTGGTAAGATAAAAATATGGGTACCTCATATATCACCTACAGTATATAAGAACTGGGATGAGAATAATAAGGATAAGTCCTTTAAATTTATTGGAAAAAATATTGATAGTGATATTACAGATATTATAGAAGATCTTAAAGCTGTTGTACCATGGGCTGAATGCGCATCTCCATTAGTAGGTAGTATTGCACCTGCTAGATATAATGCATATAGTCAAACTGCGACAATATCAGATTCGAATAAAATAGATAGTTCAATGCCTACCTGGGATGCCGCTGGAGAGGAACCTACTGGTAGCGATACATATAAACTTAACGACGATGGTATAGGTGAAAAGCCAGCTCGGAAATATGAGCATCATGAACTTAAAGTTACTGATGCATTTTCAGATAAAAATAAAGTTAAATTTAATAATGTAAATAGATTTTCATATAATTATGTTCCAACATCTTATTCTAATAGTGCAAAAGGTAGCTTCAGTGTACCTAATGTAGGTGCTCATGTATGGATGTTTTTTGCAGGAGGTAATCCAAATACTCCTGTTTACTTTGCGACTACGTATGGTGAGGCTGAGTGGAAGTCGATATATAATTCTGATTTAGATTATCCAGGTTCGTATGAAAATATAAGTACTGATTATAATCATAATACAGACATTTACAGAAATAAATATGTTATAAATCAAAAGGGAGGTACTATAGAAATAGTTAGTACCGATGATAAAGAGTCGTTAAAATTAACTCATTATTCTGGTTCGTTTAAAGAATTTAATAATGATGTTAATATTGAATTTGCAACAAAAAATAACCAAAAATTAGTTCAAGGTGATGAATTTTTTACTATTAATGGTACTAAGAATGATTATGTTGGTAGAGATTATGATCAAATTATTAATGGAGATTATTATAAAAAGATTGGTAATCTAACTAGAGAGTATCAGAAAGAATGGCGAGACCTTATGGAATCGGTTGCCGATGGTAAGCAATTATTTGAGCTTAAAAGAGCCGAGACAATAACAGATCCGAATGATTTTATAAAGAAGACCTCAGGACTTCAAAATAAAAAAGGAAAACCGGCAGCATGCCCGCTTTGTACTGTTGTAAGTTTGAAAGATCAGATATGGGACAATGTATATACATTTAAGGGAGTTACACAAAATGCTTCTTATGATAGTGAGACATCTAAATTTAATTTCTTTGCTGGTGTAGACTCAATCGGTGCTAAGACTATTAGTGATTTAATTGATCCCAGTACGAGACGCAAGTTTTTAGGTAAATCCGCGTGCCCGGTTTGTAAAGGTAAAGGTGAAAGTCCATCTAGTCGTGACGGTACTTGGGATGTCGAAACAGAAAAACAAAAAGCTGTAATAGATAATCTTCAAACAAAGATTCAAAAGATAATTAATATTGAAAAAAAACTAGGATTAGGTGGTAGTGAGATTGTAAACATTACAAAACATAAAATAGAAAATATTGGTTTAATGTATAATGATTTTCCGTCGGTGCGTATAGATGAAATCGGTAAAATTGAAAACTATGAAGTAGAAGCATTTGATAAAGGTGTTGTTACGACGAAAAAAGAATCGGCTTTATTAGAATATGTTCATCAGGACGATTTCCCAGGTGGAGATTATACACAAAATATTGGTAATAAATGGAATGTCTTAGTTGGTAGTGGTGGTGTCAGTATTAAGTCTACAGGTGGTGTTGATATTGGAGGTACAATAACGAATATTGCTGGACAACAAGTTAATATAAGTTCAGAGTATGAAATTAATATGTCATCTAAAAGGATTGATATCGCTGCTGAAATGTTAACTTTACGTAATAAAAATAGTCGACAAGTATTAGTAGATAGTAATTTAGGTGTCAGTCAGAATGTTGTTATTCAAGGAGGAGCTCATATAGAAGGAGAATTAAGTGTACATCATGTGTCCGCTCCTGTTGAAATACAAGAAACAGAGCCTATCGTAGTGTTTGGTAAATTATTAGAAGGGTTAACTTTTGATGCTGAGGTTAGTCACACAATGCACCACGGTCCTGGAGTTCGCGGAAGATCAAAGGCAGCAAATGTGGGTGGTAAGTGTACAATAAAACTAACAGCTCCGAGTAATGATAACTTCGTAGAGGCTTATCCTCATACTCATCCGTTTAAGAATTTACCACTTAAGTTATATAGAGAAAAAGATAGTGTCCGCGCGCAAGGAAAAGAATCAAATAGTCATATTAGAGCTCAGGCCCAGCCTATAGTACATGAAAAGAAAAGCGGCGAAAAATTATAATTTTTCGCCGCTTGATATTATATAAGATGAGAAGCCTTAAGCAACTTCAACATTAATTACTTTTTGTTCTTTACCGTCACCATCACGATCCAGTCTAGGAACATTAATACGTAAAACACCATCAGTAATTTTTGCGTTTAATTGCTCGATATTAAAATCACCTCCATCGATTCTGAATGATCGGTTATATGTTTCTTCCTTTGAACCAGTTTTTGTAGTAATGGTTCGTTTAGCTTCAACATATGCCACATCTGTATCATCATTGTAAGTGACTTTGAGGTCCTCTTTCTTTACTCCCGGAAGATCAATTTCAACACTAGAGTTTTCCTTAGTTTCGTTAAACCGGATATTGTCATTGGAAAACGACTCACCAGGAGCTGCAAACGATTGTTCTAATGTATTAAAAAGATCAAACATAGGACTGTATGATCTTGCTACCTGCGGTTTTGTTAAGTAATTTAATAAGTTATTCATAACATAACTATTTATGCTATCGAATCTGACGTTCAACTTTTTTTCCAGTCTTTATATTCTGGATTATCATTTTTCTATAAGAACCTATTGTTACTGTAAAGCTTACAGTATCTCCGGAAATGACAGGAGAACCATCTAATGTACCTGGGTATCTGTAAGTCTTAACTACGTTTCCCTTTACTGTTTCTCTCACTTGAAGTTTAATAGAACTACCTTGTTGTGTAGCTAATGCATAATAGGTCTCATTTTTGTTCATTATAATTATTTAATAAGGCTTGTATTAATGACATCTAGATATTAAATATTTTATATGGCAGAGGTTAAGAAGGCTAGATTATTTTTACGTCGTGGTACCGATACAGATAGAATAGCTACTATATTGTGTGAGGGTGAACTCGGTTACTCTACAGATGCCTTTAGAGTAGTAGTCGGAGATGGTACTACGGATGGTGGTATATCATTAGGCACTACTGTATTTGTTAGCGGTGGCGATGTAGCACCTCATTTTCATACTAAGCTAACAACAGCCTCAGCAGGAGGTTTAGCTCATACTGGTGATCTAGCTGTATTTCCAGCTTTAACTTATCAAAATGTATCTGGCGGTACTGTATATCCCGGTCCGAGTGCTACGACGGTAATGTTACTGACTGGTTCTACTCCGGAAGATCCTTAGTTGGGTGTCTGTTAATTCTGGAATACCTTGGGGCAATTTAACTGTATCGGCAGATGATATCTCAGGTGATAAAATACACGGTGGTGATGTTTCTGGTGACGTAACTTTTAGCGGTACTCTTTCCTCGAGATCACTAACTGCGCTGAGTGCGCATGTAGAAGGTCTCCAAGGTATTGGTAATAGGAGTGTTATTGTTACATCTACTGGTCAATTAACTGCTACTGAGGCTGATAGTGGCCCGGTTATGGCTGACGGTACTTTAAAATGGATCACCCCGATACCAATTAAAGTTTCCAATGGTGCAGGTTACTATACACCTGGAACTTATCCCAACGCTTGGGAGACTTTTGAATTTGCATCTACTGTTCCTCATGAAGCTACGACTGGATTGTTTCAGTTTGTATGGGAGGATGGTTCTGGAAGCTCGACACATGATGTTGTAATGGTAAGATCGAGCTCATCCGGTACGCAAGCTCTTACAGCTGTATATGAAGGCTCCACAAATGCCAATTCCGGAGGCTCGCAGCAATTTTATTGTCCGTTAAGTAGTAACGGAACTATTTGCGCCGTTGATTGGAGCATCTTTGAGAAAGATGAGGCCGGAGGTACACATAGTTCTGCTGTATTTAACGATGGATTTAATTTTCACTTAATTGGATATATGTAATTATTTTTCCCATGGGAATACTATCCAATCATCATTATCAAACTCTCTTACTGTATAATCAGGCATGAAGGTTGTCTTAGGCTTATAATATAATGTAGCAAAATCCCAAGTTATATTATATTGATCATTATACAGAACAAAATTACCATACACTTTTTTTAAAGTTAATCCTGTATCAACAAGATCGTCAACTATTAGAACCCTCTCTCTCATTAATTCATCTTGTGTCGGAAAAGAGATTTGTTTAACTACATCGTTTATATTATGAGAGCCTTTCCGCGGAGCGTCGTTTTGATAAGATTTTAAATTACATGACAGTAATTTATCTACTTTTAGTTGCTTTGCTAAAAGAGCTGCTGGGATCATTCCACCGTTTGCAATACCAAGGATACAGGTAGGATGAAAGTCTTTTACTTTTTTTGTTAATAAGGATATATCTTGCTCAATGCTTTCCCAAGATAAATTAATTTTTGATGTCATCTAAGTCGATACTAATTTCGTCTCCTATGTATTTTACGAGGTCTTTTATTTTATCAACTGTTTCTTTTTTTTCTGGATCAGGCAATGTATTTGTATGCTTGTATAAATCTAAAATAAGATTAGAAGTTATTTTATGTTTAGCGGGTTTTGATTTTTTTCGAGGCATTATAAATTATTTACAAATGTCTTTGTAACTTCAATCTGTTAAATTAAGATAAAATTGTTAAATAATTAATAATGGCCCGTTCACTATACAATGAGGTTACTGCTGTAACAGGTATTGGTTACCCTACAAATAGAGTATTAGGTAAGCTCAAAAGTTCTTCACTTAATCTACCATATTCTTTAGAAGACATTAAAATCAGTCACAATGATTTTGCTGTGACTGAAGTATATAATGATAGTATTCGTAAGCTCTATAGAAATTATTTGTATTTAATTGCTAATGCTGAGCTCGTGACAGCCTCTTCTCCTGTATCATCTGCTCCCAATTATATTAATGTTGATTCGAATTTTACGGCATGGCTCTCCTCTACATCAACTAACCCAGCTTCAGGAAATAGTCTCTCCTCTATGTATGCTGGTGTTGAAACGCATATAGCTAAAAAACTTGATAGTAATAATTTTGTATATTTTACATATAGTAATGATGACTCGGTTGTGATTGAGAGTACTACTGAATTTGAAACTATTAAATCAGTATTATCAGGAAATTTTGTGGAACACAATCCTGATAATAGAGAAACATTTAAATTTAAAAATATTGTAAGCGTAGATATTGTAGATGAGTTTTTATTTGTTTTAGATAGAGGTAATCTTACATTATTTAAATTTGATATATCTGGTCTTTTAACTAATGATCCTGCTATTCGTCGGATTAACATTAATGATTCTAATCCTGGTCGAATTTTATTAAAAACACTAGGTGGTACTCAGTACACTCAAGTTAAAAATAGGCTTATAGATCCGGTGAGTGTAAGTGTATATGATAAAAGGATTTATATTTTAGATAATGGAACACGTAGTATTAAAATATATGATTTAAATTTTAATTATATTACTGATATCTTACATTCATCGATGTATAACGACGTACAAGATGATCTTCCAGTTTCGTTTGTTATAGATCAATTGTCTAATACAAATAAAACAGCTCGAGGATATATACTTACATCTAAGGGTAGAATTTTTGAATATAATCCTACTACAAATAGTTTTCGATCACCAGTATCATTATTTGAGACATATTTACCATATGAAATTTATGTTTTTGACGAGTCTCGAAAACCACCGACAAGAGATGAAAAAAGATTATATAAGCCTGAAGGAAGTAATTTTAAAAAAATAGTTAATTGTAAGTCGTCAAAGGATATTTTATATGTTGCTACTAATAGAAATATATATAAGCTATATAAAACAAGTTTAGAAACTCCTATTACTATATTAGATTTTAATACATCGACAATATCTGATGGAAATACTAGGAATGCTCCTATTAATATAACTACTGATTTCAGAGATATAAGTTCACAAACAATTGCTTCATTTGATACCGTATTGCATAACGAATATGATTATATCGCAGTAACTACAACTACTCTCTCTAGTGTTTGCGCCCTTCCGGTTGCTAGTGAGGCTGTCGTGCCTGGCTATAAGACAAGTACGTACCTCTTTAAAGATAAAAATATTACTACAAAACTATATAATGATAGTTTTTATACAAACTATTTTACATTATCTGATATATTCGTACTTCCTCAAGAAATAGTTAATAGCATTACTTTTAATAAAACGACAAAGAAATTAATATATAATCATTATTCTCTTTTTGAAAATTTAAATAAAAAAATATACACTTATTTTATAAAAGCTAATTTAGGTACCTCTGTTGTTCCTGCTATATGTACTGTAAATTATCATGGGTTCGATAAATTGAGTGCTTTTGATGATAATGATGAGTTTTATATTGGTGTAAACGAGCCATTATTAACTGATGTTGTTAATAGACCTATTGAGTTGTTATATAAACAACAAGAAGCATTATTCGATATTATAAAAGAAGACCAATTAAATACAGACCCTCCGTCAGCAGTTAATACTAGATTACCAGGCGACAATGAAGTTACTAATAGTGTTGTAAGTTTAGCTACAGATAGTGTTACAGTTCAGGGCGGCGAAACAGCACAAATAACAGTTCTACGACAAAATTTTGCTAGTGTAGATAATCATCAGTCTAGTATTTTGTATTATACAGTTCTTGACGGAACAATCGCCGACAACCCTATTGGGAGGTCGGCGATCTCGTTTATAGATATACAGAACCCTAGTGTTGCGGTATTTAAAAAAGGAGAAACAGAGTTAATTCTTGAAATAGATACTCAGAAGTTTTTTGCTAGAGATGATAACGGTACCCTTGTAAAAGAGAGCGAGTATCGCCCATCGTACGATGATAGAACTTTTACATTAAAAATCACGCAGGGTGTGAATTGTATTCTTGACGAAGATAGTAATGTTAATTCAACTATACAATGTATAGTTATAATAAAACCTTCTTTTCAATTATATGATATTAAATTGTTCGGTGTTGATTCTTTTACTAATCCAAAAACGACTGGCGAAAATTTTACAGCTCGCGTAGGTATTCAAAGAGAATCACCTGATCAAAATTATAGCCTATCAGCAGCTTGTAATATTGAGACATCTGCCGAGAATTGGCCTACAGACATAACATGGCTTCCGGTCGTGCCTAGGGGTGACAAGTACAGTATTTATTCACCAGATCCTATCAATCCGGAACTTCAATCTGTAGCAGAAGATTTTCCGCCCGTACTTGAAGGTACTGTAGTTGGTCAAGTTTCTGCTAAACACATAGATAAAACTAGTACAATATTTTTTACTCCCGGAGTATCTTCAATAGTATTTGATCTTATTGCAGAAAAGCCTGATAGTTATACTACTGACATTAAGGCCGAGACAGCGATTGCCATTAATATTCATAACCCCACTATTAATGCAATAATTAATGAAGACCAAACAGATATAAATGATAATCCTATACAAATTGCAGGTCTGAAGAGGGTTACTTTAAATGAGCAATATAAACCAATTAATTTATTTTTATCAGGTGCTGACACAACCGGGACAGCTGTTTCTGCTAATTATAGAGTCGATGGTGCAACTGATAATAACCTTTTAAGTTGTGTTAATTTGTGGGACTTCTTGTACCCAAGCCGTGACTACACCATTGCTGATGTTTCAAATACAAATACTAATGCATTTTCTACAGTGTCAGCTAACTATGCCGTCAGTGCTTCTTTTACTTTGCTAGATTCTGTTTCTATTATTTCAACTGACGATACATTACCAGCATTATATTTCAAACCACCTGACGATTTTACATTTAAATACTTTGATAATCAAATTGATATCGTAGTTAATAGTAACAATGCCGTTGTAGGTAAGGGAAGTAGAGGCGGCCATGGTTTAGCTTTAGAAGGTGGACTTGAGATTAATGAAGTTGGAACTGATTTTGCTGGGCGTGATAATTTCGTTCAAATAGGTCAATTTGACGACGCTAGTAGTGAATTAATTACACATACAGGAGTCGATGGAGGTCCTGCTTTAAGTGGTTTTGATACTCACTTTAAACAAAAGATTTTAATAACAAATAATGGTAACGTCTATGGTGGAGCAGGTGGCGGTGGTGGTGGTGTAGTAGCTGTGAGCGCATCAATAATGCCGGACCATACGGCGGCGTTATGGTATGGTTGTGGTGGCGGAGGTGGTGGAGGTCTTCACGCAAAGAATGTTGGTGCCGCTGGACTCGCCGCTGTAGATTCATTCAATACTCAAGCTTCACTTAGTAAGCGTACTGCGACTTATGTACAAGATGGGTCTGTGGCAGCTGTGGATACGAATGGAAAAGGCGGAGCAGGAGGTACATGGGATGTTAGTTTGGCTGGGTATCCGTCTATTACGTTACATAAACTAGATGATGATACTGGAGACATAACC